ATGACAGAAGGTGATCCTTTAACTACAAGGAAGGTAGATCTCGAGAAGAACCCACAAGGTACTGAATTAAAGATAGCCCAGCAACGGGATGTTGAAAAAAAAGGGCGATATGTTGCTATTCCAGGCGATAAGACTCACACCCGGATTTTTGTGAGATACGGTGATGATGTAGAAGCCCGAATCGCCGCTTTTCTCAAAAGGATTAATAACAGGCCCAATATGTGGAACTGACAAAATGCTAAGTTAATAATTGATATTACAGAAGATTATGGTAAAAGAAGATTTCGTTGATAAATTTCCAGATGTGAAAATACAACAGTTCGAAACTAAGGTGGTTCTTAGTCATTCAGAAGTTATAAAATTAGTAGAAGAAGCGATGACTTCATTAGGTATGGGACTAATACATATGGAGCGTCGAGGCCGTAAAATAACTTGTTTTACTTCAGACAAGATGAAGAATGCATTAGAAAATATGATAAAGGGTGCGAAAGTAGTAGATCCGAACACCCATGAAGAAGGTACAATCACTTCAGACAAGCCCTTTTTAATGTGTGGTGAGTATTGTGTGAATATAGATTTCCCTAGCGATTCCGGTGCTTATAGTTGTGAATACTTTATTGATTAAGTTATGACAAAGAAAAAGGATGTTGTTGCAGTTAATAATCTTAAGTATATCAAGAAACGTAGAATGCAGAAGTTCCAAGCACGTAAGATTATGAGATTTTTCAGAGAATACGGAGCTGATCCATTGTGGGTTAATTCTATTGTAAAGGTTTTAAAAGTTTTGCATAATAATTGAGGTCATGGTATGCATTTGTTTCGAATAATCTAAGGGAATTATTATGGTATGGAAAAAATTAGTTTTTACTGTTCTAAAAAGGCGGTTGATAAATTAAAAAAGAGAATAGAAGAAGGTTATCCTGATAATTGTTTGCGTATCGTAAAAATTGAGGATCATCCTATAGAGAAGGATATATCTGTATTTACTGTAGAATATTATCATCCTGAGATGTTAATACATCTTGGTGCAGATAAAATGATTGCCCAAATGGATATATAAAATATGAAAGAAGGAGATTTAATCATAGTATCTGCTGAAGCCACAGGCTTAGGTGAACCAATGGTAGCCGTTATAGACAAGATCGAAATATTCATGAAACAAACCCTTGTCTCGGTTACTTATACCCACCCTAACGCTTTATCCGGTTTCGGTGGCTGCTTTGCGGATATACATATAACATTAAAAGAAATTTGAATTATGACCAGAAAAAAAGATATAGTAAAATTGAATAAACTGCACCTGGTTAAACGCAGAAGAATGCAGAAGTATCATGCCCGTAAAATTCTCCGGGCATTCTCTCCGTATGGTATAAAAGGCAACATATGGTTTGAAATCACACGACTGTTCCTTAACAACAAGCTGCATGGCCGTGTCAGAATAGATATAGTCCCAAAGAAATAGTCCTTTTGCGACTGATCCATTATTTTTTTCTTTGCAAAAATAGCCAAAATATGAGCCAATATTATACAAGAGAGAACACCGACAGAATCAAACGAGCTGCCGATGGCCATGTTCTGGAAGTTATCAGAGACTTCCAGGATATGGAGGAACAGAAGGGGTATGACTATCGCGGTAAATGCCCGGTATGCGGGAAAAACACCTTTAATTATAATTCAAAGAAAGAACTGTACGGATGCTTCAACAAATGTAACGTAGGTGGCCATGATGCGATCACCTACCTCATGAAAGTACAGAATATGGCTTTCAATGAAGCTCTGGCATATCTGGCCAACAGGTTTGGTGTATCCATTCAAGCAGATCCGGTCCCGGCCAAGCCCAGGGCACAGAAGCCCAAACAGGGCTCAAGAGAACTTAAAGGAATGGATGCTTCCTCCTATTGTGTCTCGATGTTGCATAGCTCTGGTCTGACAATGGATGATGTCATAGCCCATGTATATGATACTTCAGCAAACCATACGATCACACAGGCCCATACCTTCAGCAAAGGTACTGTCAATTCCAAGGGTGACATCGACCTTCAGGGCGATGATGTGATCATCAAGTATTATGATTTATCCGGTCAGCCGGTCACATACGAGCAAAAGGATGGCAAGGGCCGGCCAACCGGCAAAATGCGTGAATACTTTCGTGTCCGATGGCAGTATCCTGAAGAGCATCTGGACAAGGAAGGTAAACCATTCAAGTACCGTTCACCTTATGGGGGCGGTACTCCGATATACATTCCGGACAAGATCCGTCAGTTGTATAACCATGGTGAACACCTGCAGCGACTCTTCATCCAGGAAGGTGAGAAGAAGGCAGAAAAGGCCTGTAAGCATGGTATGTATTCACTGGCCATATCCGGGATCCAGAACATTGCTTGCGGCGGTCGCCTCCCTGAAGACCTGATCCGGATCATCGAGAAATGTCATGTCCAGGAAGTTATTTTTATCATGGATTCAGACTGGAACGACCTGTCTGCGAACATTCGCATAAACGATCAGGTCGAAAAGAGACCGCGTAATTTTTTCTATGCTGCACGGAACTTCCGTGACTACATGGGATCTCTCCGGAACCGGGAGTTGTATGTCGAGATCTATGTTGGCCATGTCCAGAAGAATGACCAGGGCGAAAAAGGTATTGATGACCTGCTCGCCGGTTCCCTGCAGGGGAACGAACAGGACCTGATGAATGACTTCAACACTCTGATTAACGAGAAAAATCTGACAGGGAAGTATCTTCAGCTTTTTCGGATATCCGCATACACTGACCACAAGTTATCGTCACTGTGGGGGCTGGATTCAGTCAAACATTTTGCGGAAATGCACAAGGATGTTCTTTCACGTCTGCCGGAATTCCGATATGGCTCCCATCGCTGGCGTATCAACGAATCCGGCCAGCTTGAGTCTGCCCAGGCCATTGAATCCGACGAAATGTTTTGGGAGGCCGTCGAGAAATCGCGCCGGAACGGGGATACTTACACTGATTATGAGTTCCGATATGTTCCCAGTCGCAGATTCCTTCAGAACCGTGGCTTTGGCCGATTCCGGAGACTGGACGGCTCTTTCCAGTTTATCAGACTTGAGCAGCCGTTTGTCAGAGTGATCGAGGCGTCAGAAGCCCGAGATTTCCTGTTCGAATTTGCTGAAAACAACTGCAACGAATCCATCAATGAAATGTTATCCAAAGGTGTAACGCAATATGTTGGTCCGGACAAACTTTCCCTATTGCATTTTATCTACCCGGATTTCCTTCATCCGGTCGGTACCGAACAGATATTTTACTTCCAAAAGAATTGCTGGCGTGTTACCCAGCATGAAGTGAAAGAACTGGGTTACGAATCGATCAATCATCATGTCTGGGCTGAACAAAAACGTGATTTCCCGGCTAAATACCTTGGCCGTCCGCTGATCACATTTACCGGACATGATGACACGCTGGACTATTCCTTGTCTCCAGATGGTAAGAACTGCCATTTCCTGCAGTTCCTGATCAATACCAGTAACTTCACATGGCGTAAGAGAGAAGTGGAGATTGAACCGGAAGAATTGCTTGAGAACCGGAAGCACCTGCTGGCCAAACTCTGTGCAATTGGTTATATGACACTTGAATATAAGGATATGTCTGTAAATCGGGCAGTAATTGGTATGGATGGAAAACAGTCTGAAGTAGGTCAATCAAATGGTCGTACAGGTAAGTCTCTAATTGGTATGCTGATGAAATATGTTATTCCTACTGCATACATCAATGGTAAGAAAAAAGATTTGTTGGATGATCAATTCATCTGGAATGATGTAGTAGAAAATACCAAACTAGTATTTATAGACGACGTTTTAATTAACTTTGACCTTGAACGCCTTTTCCCTAACTTGACTGGGGACTGGACAGTGAATTATAAAGGGGGGCGCCGAATCACATTCCCATACGAGACTTCTCCCAAAATCTATATCGCCACGAATCATGCCATCCGTGGCGAAGGTGCATCATTCACTGATCGCCAGTGGTTGCTGGGATTCAGTGACTTTTACAACGATACACACAAACCTTTAGACGATTTTGGTTGTAATTTTTTCTCCGAATGGGACTTTGATCAATGGAACCTGTGCTGGAATCTAATTGCTAATTGCGTACAACTCTACCTTCAATATGGTGTAGTACAATCACCTCAGGAACGTTTGATCGAGCGGAGGTTACGACAGGAAATCACCGAAGTATTCATTTCATGGGCAGATGAATACTTCAGTGACGAAGCTCACTTAAATACCAGGATGGTTCGTAAGGCACTATATGATGAGTACTGTAATTATGACCCGAATATGCGTAGATTTAAAAATTCTCCTTCAGAGTTTAAATCAAGAATGAGGAAGTATTGCCAGTTCCGTGGTTACATCTTCAACCCTCAGAAACTGGATCCGGTTACTGGTAAGCCATGTAAATTTGATCCTCGTAATGGGAACCCCATTCTGGACGACAAAGCCGGTGGTGTGGAATACTTCACGATCGGCACACAGGATTACTATACATCACCTGAATACGCCCAGCAGAAGGCTACTAACAATAGTGACAATAGACTTTCATTTTAACCTATGCTGAATAATTTGTCAAGATATCGTCTGAATACAGATTCTGAACTGGATCAATACCGTCAGGATTTGCATAAATTCGTCCGATTCCAGGGCGAAGTATATAACATGCTGGATGGTCTGGCCATAGGCGATTCAATTAATGTGTGTGATGTCGTTAAACCGGATAGTATCGATGTTTTTATCAAAGTTGTATGTCTGTACATTCTCCTGCATCAGCAGGACGACATTTCTAAATCAAGAATTGAATTTTCTGAAGATTATCGGAAGATATACCGCAGGCCGGGGTTCACCAGGCCCAATCACCATGATAAACACTTTTATTCTAAAAGGTGATATACCCCATTCTAATACATTGTAAAGATACGTCTTTTTTAGATAATATGCAAATTATTAAGCACTTATATGAGTAAAAAAAGTAATAAAATTATGGTATGCGTCAGCCCGGACAACAATATCCGGTCAAACATGGTTTGCGATCTGGCAATCAGATGTCGCCTGGCCACCATCCGTAGTGATGCAAAGAAGATCGTGAGACATTCTGTTTATGATATTGAACTCTCTGAAGCATACTACGTGCTGGTAGATGATTTTAATTTCCGTGACAGCCCTTCTACTACTCAGCGCTTATACGAACTGGCTGCTCGTGGTATAGCTATTATTGTAGGCACTAGAAAATTACCCAGAGAATTCGAGTTTTTGTGTGAAGTGTATTTCCCGGAACATCTCTCGTAAACACCAGCATGACATTTCATAGGGTGCCATTGTCAAAGCATTTCTTGACAGACCAGGCGTGCGCGTACTGTTAAGTACGGATTGCACGCCTGGTCTGTTCTTTTTAGACGTTTTCCCTTTTACCCTTTTCACAGATATTAAGAAATTGGTGTGCATTTGTGCAGAAACGGACTTCCAGGCATATAATAATATTCTTTTTTTATTTTTTTAAGAGTGTAAACATACCCTTATTTTATTTAGAAAAAAAATCGTGCAATCGTGCAAAATGAATTTTTATCCACATAATAAATTGATATACAATAAGTTCCTACCGCACTGTTTTTGCACTATTCCGCACTTTTCGTACTTTACGGCTTATTTTGCACGAAAGTACCGGCGCACTCGGTTTTGTACGGGTTTTGTACAAAATTAGTACGAACACAATTCTCTAATTATCAACACAATATAAATAAAATATTGGGAAATTGTACGCAAGCACGATTTTCAGGTACATTTTTTCAGAAGGGGTGTGTTATAACCTGATTGTATGCGAGAAATTTACCGCATAATTAGTATCTTTGCGAAAAGCATCTGATTATTATGGAAAGACCTTTCGTTACAATTGAATTAGAACCGCATTTACAGGATTTTTTATTCCATGAGCTCAAACAAAACCGCCGGTCTGGTGAATTGATGGCTGATGGCACCAACGATATCGGCCGCATGATACAGGCTATGATTACAGTCAGTGACCGGCCGCGTAAACAAGAGATTGGCGACAACCCCTTGCGCATAACGCTACCAGTCCAGGAGTGGAATCATGCGATCTTCAGTGAGAATTTTATCTATATCCCGGAGTGGAAGCAAAAGCAGCTGCGATTGTTCATCGAATCTGAATTCCGCCTTCGTATCAAGGAGTTCTTTTTTATAGGATATGCAAAGGGGTACCGGCAGGATAAGATCATCCAGTCATTCCTGCACAGTTACAACATTAAGCGGAATGCACTCAATTATGATACCATAAAAAAATACGATTACCGCAACCGCAGGCGGATCACAGCTGAGATATCCAGAGAATTGCAATTAGATCTTTTCCCTTAACATTATTTCACAAATTAATTCTTAATTGATTTTGCAGGTTCCCTTGCAGAAATCCTTAAACTTTAAGCAATTATGCAAAATAAAGAAAGCAGACGATCTTCCATCTGCCGGGTATCATTAATCACCCTTGCAGAATCTTCCGTTACCAATATTCCAGGTGATCCGTTTATCAAGGTCACAGGCAACTGGGATGAACTGGATTATTCTAATGCTGAATTCAGCGAACAGTTATCATCAGATGGCTCTTTTTATGATATCAGCCTGTCGATATCATTTTCTGATTCTTCACCGGATAAAAAAAGAGAACTCTTAGCCTGGGTAGGCATTTACATTCTCGCCCGGTTAGATTACACTGATGGTACATCACGTGTCATAGGAACCGACCAGTTTCCGGTTGTCCTGTCGTTGTCTGGTGAAGGTTCACCACATACTTTACGCATGTCGTATAAGGGGCAACAACCGGAATCAAGCAAATTTTTATAGTCCTTTTAGTTGGTGATAAGTGCTTATACTTTTGTATATCGAAAAACTATAATAATATGCATCTATCACATTTATATTCTTCCATCATGCGTGCCCAGTGGATGATTGATCTCCGCGATGTTGAATCATCCCAGCAGATCCTATCTCAGATCATTTCAGGATCGTTGGATAAATCTTCCGAAGGTACTCTTGCGGATAGAAAGCCATTAGAAGGACAAGCGTATTCTAAGGATATGCGGCGTACTTCTTCTTTTTCAGGTGACCTTCCGGCAGACACCATAGCGATAATTCCGGTTCATGGCACAATGATGAAGTACGGTACCTATTGCGCGTACGGTACGACAGAGATCGCAGATATGATTTACGAAGCAGCTTCTAACCCCAACATATCCGGTATTATACTGGACATGGATTCAGGCGGCGGTTGTGTCGATGCCATTGCGCCACTTACCGCCGCTATCGAATATGCTCGTAAGAACAACAAATCGACGATTGCATATTGCGATATGTGTGCTTCTGCAAATTATTACGTTGCCATCTTCTGTGACGAGATCATTGCTTCCAACTCTATTTCTTCCGAATTCGGATCCATTGGTGTTATGATGTCGTTCCCGGACTATGCTAAATACTACGAACAGGAAGGGATTAAGATCCATACGATCTATTCTGATCTGTCGAATTATAAAAATGCTCCCTTTGAAGCTGCTAAACTAGGTAAATACGACTTGATCAAGCGTGAAGAACTTAATCCGCTTGCTCAAAGGTTTCAGGATGATGTCACCTCACGTCGTGGTGACAAATTAGACAAGTCTGTCGAAGGTATTATATCAGGTCGGATGTTCTACGCAGCTGATGCGTTGTCATTCGGCCTGATTGATGCCATCGGCGATAAACAGTATGCTATTAACAGGGCACGTGAGATCAGCAGAGAAAATGCGGTCTCTGCCTATTTACAATCTAAAAACATAAAGTAAAATGCGAAACAGAAATTTATTGCTGACGGTTACCGCCGTCATGTCGTTTCTGGGTATCTCCGCGTTCGCGAAAGATGCCGATGGTCGTTCCGTTCTTTCTGCCGGTGATCAGCAGAAGCTGTCTGATAAATGGGGGCAGCAGTTTACCGAAGCATTCGTCAAGGATCTGGCAGAACTGGAGAAAGAAGGGATATCTGCCGAGGAATCAGTTAAGGGCGTAGCCTCTCAGTTTGAAGAACAGGCTAAAAAAGATGCGGAAACAATTGCCCAGTTAAAGAGAGAGATTAAAGCGTTGCAGGATGACAACGCAAAATTGGCCAAACTCCCCGGTGTAGGCGGAGAAGCAGTTATTGATCAGACAGGTAAAATGAAGAAAGAATTTAAACCGGACATGAGCCTGATGCACAACAAGGCATATTATGCTGCTGCCACAGGCGATGTCTGGACTGGTGACAGCACTGTCGATACCAATGAACTGAAGACTGAATTCGGCAAATATGTATCTTCAGATAAACTGTCAATCTTCCAGAAACTGGTTGGTCCTATCTCTTGCACAAGCTACATGTCTACGATCATCACAGACAAGTTCGAAGTACGTGCATCTCAGGCAGCCATTGATTCAGTACTGCAGACATTCACCCCTCGTTTTACACCAAAAGGTAAATCCAAGTTTACTCCCCTGACGATTAAGATGTACCCGATGAAAATTAACGTGTCCATCTATCCGTCAGACATTATCAACGACGTGTTGGGATACTTGTATGATGAGAAGCTGGAGCCAAAGGATATGCCGATTGTACGTTATATCGTTGAACAGCTTATCAGACCAAAACTGGACGAAGACCGCGAACTGGCATTGTGTAAGGGACGTTACAAAGATCCCGTCGCAACCGAGGACTCATTTACGCCAAACAAGGCTGAAGAGACTTGCGATGGCTTCCTCACTCAGTTATGTGATCTTAAGAAGGCTTCAGACACGGATATAACTTGGTTGCTGGATGGTACTGCAGAGCTGGGTAAAGGCGAAGAGTTGCTGGATCAGATTGAACAGGCTGTTGATGCAGTCAGTCCGCTGTACAAGAATAAAACCATGTTCATTCATGCAGATCCGGATCTGATCGTGAAATATGGTCGTGCGTACCGTGACAAATATCCGAATACCAAAAATGAAGATGGTGAGAAAATTAAGGTCGATTTCTCAAGATTCACATTCGGTGCAATTGAGGGTATGCGTGGTACCGGAGCTTTCTTTATTACGCCAAAAGAAAACTTCAAGCACATTATGTCAAGAGACCCGAAGACCATGGGACTGCGGATGACGACAGACGACTATCAGGCCAAGATCCTGGGTGAATGGCGTGAAGGTACCGGTTTCTGGATTAAGGAAGCTATCTTCGCCTACCTGCCTACGGCACTGGTGGATGAATTGGCTCCGGCTGAGCTGGGCGTTTAATTATAGGAGATTATAACTATGGCAGAGACTTTAGTTTCCGTTAAAAAAACAAGCTCTTCGGCTGGTCGGCCGAAGGGCAAAAAACATTATGTCATTCTCTTCCGCTGGGAGGATGTGAAGACATTTGAAAAGGATACCGATGGTATTACAGTTACTGCTTTTGCTTTTGCGGAAGGCAAAAAACCGATTGCTGTATATGGTACATCCAGTACCATTAAATCATGGGATACTCTTACCGGTTCTGCAGATGCCAAGGGTTACTTGCATCATACAGCATGGGAATCACCAGGTGACACCAAGGAGATGGCCATCTGCCGCAACCAGCTGGTCAATGAAGATCTTGGTTCAATCGTAATTAATTGCGGTACCGAAGATGCGAAAATTGCTGGTTCGCCTTGTACTCCACTGGTGTTTAGTTCCGATGAAGGCCAGGACGATAAGGAAGCCTGCAAAAATGTTATTGAGCTGGCATCTGAAATTCCTTCCGCTCCTCTTGGCCGTATTCCTCTGAATCTGATCCCCAAAACGGGAGATCCGGATATCGATGGTTACTTAGGTTTAACAGCGGCAGCTGCCGCATCATTAGAAGGTGTATGACAAAGAAAAAAGATAATATAGAGCAGGTTGCTACAGTAGAGCAGCCTGCTGAAAATCTGGGTGCAGTAGATACAGCATCCGAAAATAATTCTGAGGATACAGATAAGACATCTCAAATTCAATCTGATTCTGATTCGGCAGAAACGTCACCAGATTGTGATACATACGATACGAATGTGATGGCTTATGATCCTTTTTATACTGTCGTGATTCCCTTTTTCAAAGCAAAACACCGGGAAGAAGAGGTTGTGAAGATTCTTGAATCTTGTTCTAAATACCTGCTTGAAAATATACGCTTTGTGATAATTGGTGACCAGGTAGAGTATACCAAGAATATGTTTATAAAGCATATTGAATACAAAGATGCCGATGGTGGCCAGTTGGATATTCTTGAAGTTTTGAAACTGGCCGTAGTTTCAGAATATGTTTCGGAGAAATTCATTCTGATTGAACCAGGTTCATATCTGATAGATTATGTGAACTTAAACCATATCGGGTTATTTAAACATTTCGGTATCCTCAATCCTAATCGTTACACAGGTGATGATGCGGTTATGATGAAAAATACTGCTGTTTTTCTGAGTCATATGTTACAGCTTGTTGCGTATGATTACAATACGCATTGCCCGGTTTTACTAGAGAAGGAAAAGTTGACAGATATGTTTGAAAAATGTCCGGATATCCTTACTGGTAAATATCACTTACTCACTATTTATGGGTGTTCGTATGCGGTACACCCCATTCGTCTGGATTACCAGACTGATGGATGGATCCTTCCAGTTGTCTCGCAGAAACCTGATCCCAAAACGGTTGAGCGGTTTATTACAGGTAAATGCTTCCTTTACCTGAAGCATTTTCAGGAGAATGTGAAATTTTTGAACCCATTCCTGGATACTAAGAAATGAAACAAACAATTCTCACCTGGTTACGTGCAGGTGCGAACGCCGAAGAGGGTGTGCAGCTTCTTACCGAGGCGGGCGCACCCTCTTTGACTTTACGCCTGATCAAGTGCAATCCGGTGGCTAACCGTCGCCTGATGATTGATTGGTTGTGCAAAAAATACGGTATTGATGAAGACTATACTTATGTAGCTTCCTCTCAGGTTGTGCTGTTTTCAGAACGCAAACCGCTTTCTTTCCGTGATGAATTTCCTTTCCTGAATGATCCGGACTGTCCGGCAGAACTGGAAGCTTTGGCTTCGCGTAAATTTTCCAGGTACCACAATTACATTTCCCTGCATCAGAAATTACGTGATTGCACCTCAACGGAACAGTGTGCAAAGTTGTCCAGAGAGTTAATTAACAGCTACCTCGAAAACCGCCTGATCTGGGATGAGCTGAATTATTACAAGCAACATCATTCCATTTTGGGTAAGCACCCTATTTTTGCCGCCTGGCACCGGCGCAAAGAACTGCTGACTCTTAATGTCAAGCAGCTGATGATTCGTCAGAAAAGGCTGAAGAACAACATCTGGCGCGTGCAGGATGAGATATCCAAACGTGATAAACCACATCTCGAGCTGGAGCGGTTAGCCCGTCTGCAGGCTTACCAGTCCGAACTGGCAGAGATTAACCGGTTGTTGGGTGATGAATAGGTACTTCAATCTGGACGAATTGTTTGCCGAGGTGAGAAAGTCGCGCATGTACTCCCAGCGGTTCGAGAATATTCTGTGTTTCAAGCTGAATAATCTGCGGGAACTGTGCGGTCGCCTTCCGGACACAAATGAAGCCTTCTTTATTGAGACACGTAAGAGTTTCACTGCTTTTACTTTCATTGTGTACCTGATTCGTCATGCCGGCCACGTGCGACACATCTATGTGGCCACTTATTCCACCAACGAGCGGATTATCAATGCCCTGTTACGATACAAGGATAAAGGGCTGATCGGTACCGTGCATCTGCATGTCTCCGAAACGCTCAAGTTCCGTATGCCGCTGATTTTTTCCAGACTCAAGCAGCTGCATAACGAGGGTATTATTACCCTTACCTACGGATGGACACACAAGAAAGTGACCTGTCTGGACACAGATACCGGATGCTACGTGGTAGAAGGATCCGGAAATTATGGTGAAAATGCCCTGGAAGAGCAATATGTTTTTTTAAAGTCAAAGAAAGTATATGAATTCAGAATCGGTAATAAAATGGACAGATAACAATCGCCCGAAATGGTTCTCCCGTATCCCCATAGATGAATACGAGAAACTGGCCGGGATTGGTTACACGCCCCAGCAAATAGCCATGTATTACAACATTGACGTGAATGAGTTTATGTTTTACTTCAGCCTTCTGAAATCTCCTCTGAAGTTCCATTATGACCGCGGTCAGCTCCTTCAGACGGCGAAAGAAGGTATCTCCATGGCAGATGCTGCCGCCACAGGTGAAAATGTGACACAGGCCCAGCGGCTGGATAAGATGCGCCGTTCCATCGAGTTTAAGAACAATGTTTCAAAAGTTTTTTTTGATGATTTAGATGTTTGACAAATCCTATTACGAGCAGCTGCAGGACTACATCGAGTCCGGTTGCAAATATCAGTTATCCGAAGAAGAACAGGACTATTACAATGCCCTGTTTGCTGTTGTTGGCATTACCCGTAAGTACGGCAAGGACCGGGCTATATCCATGCTCATGCACGAACCGTTCAATTGTTCCCGGCCGCGGGCTCGTGAAATGTACTACGAAGCGGTTAACCTGTTCTATCTTGATGATACCATCGAACCGGCAGCTCATCGTAACATGATTTTTGATAACCTGATGAAAGCTGCCCAGACAGTACTGCTTTCTTCGTCAGGCGCTAAGGATATGGAGATATACGGCAACCTGCTGACTCAGGCATGGAAGGTTAAACAACTGGATAAGCCGGATAAGGTCAAACGGCAGGAAATCAAAGATAAAGACATCAAGGTTTATACCCTTGATTCCAGCAAGATTGGTGTACCTTCCATTGACCGCACAGAGCTGGCCGCACAGATTGATAAGATACCTGACCTTACGGAAAAAGACCGTACGCGGATCAAACGTGATGCAATGGTAGTTGATATTAACTTTGAAGAAATTCTCGATGACACGCAAGAAAAAACTGAAAATTACAGAGGATAGCGTCGAAACACGCTTTGCCAACTGGACGGCTCAACTGCTGGCCATCATGATGCCCTGGTCACTCTATTGGGTGGCCGGACGTGCATCCGCCAAGACTGTTCAGGTACTGGCCGAACGGGTACAGGAAGCAGCCCAGGACTGCCCGGGCGCCCCGTTCGCGTGGGTTGCAGATACCTACTCTGACCTGCACAAGAACGTGATCCCTTCATTGATTGACGGACTTCAGTTGCTGGGCTGGGAACTGGGCACGCACTATGTGATCAACGAGACACCTCCTGAAGAATGGCGTCTTCGCATGTATAACGTATGCACCGATTACCGCAATACCATGGTATTTTACACGGGCTTTAATTTCACCTTCATTTCTTTGGATAGACTGGCCATTGGTGCCGGACGTTCCTATGTAGGGGTGTTCGGCGACGAGGTGAAATACTTTCCCGAGGAGAAATTTACCAACCTGCTGAAGGCTGTTCGAGGTTTCTATGTCAAATACGGCCAATCTGTCTGGTATCGCTCCAGAACACTGACTACCGATATGCCGAACCCGAACCATCTGGGTGAATACGACTGGATTTTGAAGCTATCCGCTCAAAACAACAAGGAACAGATTATGCTCATGCTGCGTGCCGGACTGGTATATAACGAATGCAAAAAAACGTATGTGGCGCATCTGCAGGAGTACCGGGTACTGGTCGAGCAACAACGGACTGATCACACACTGCAGCCGCAGGTAGACAAAGCTGCCAGGGCGGTAGAACTTGCACGGCGCAACATGAAGCGGTGGGAAGAACGATGGATAAAGACACGTCGTCGTGTGTCGTTTTTCTTCATTTCATCGAGTTATGTCAATGCCGATATCCTGGGGCTGGACTGGTTTTCCGATGAACTGGCTGAAGGCTTGGAGGGCCTATCCTGCAATATCCTGTCCATTATCCCTAAGATAGAAGCGAGTTTGCTCTTTTATCCCAATCTTTCCATCCGGCATTTCTATGCTGACGGTTTCCTGAATAAGATTATTGATCAGAAGCCGCTGGGTTGGCAGGAAGACTGTACGGTGTTGCGGTACCATAATAACAACCTGCCGCTCGAGGCGGGTATGGATGCCGGCAATATGTTGTCTCTATTGATAGGGCAGCAGCAGGGGCGTGAGTACCGGGTACTGAAGGAGTTCTACACGCTGCCGCCTGATACCGTGCGTGAACTGGGGACGCAGTTCGTCCGGTATTTTGCGCCACGACGTACCAAGGTGCTGAAGCTGTACTACGACCGTGCGATGAACAACTACAAGGGCGTCAAGTCTGATATGGCTACGCATATAAAGAATGCCATTGAGTACGATGCAGAAGGGCAACGTACAGGCTGGCGCGTACAGCTGATGTCCGTGGGCCAGGGTAACATCGGTTCGAATCTGGAATACCGCTTTATGATGGACTTGCTTTCCGGCAACCTGGCTGGCAAGCTGTTTACCCTGCTCATCGACCAGTATAACTGCCCGAACCTCAAGTCGGAGATGGAAGTAACCAAGACACGGCTGGTGGATGACGGCGGCAGCCAGATGGTGGTAAAACAAAAGACCGGTGACAAACTGCCCCGTGAGCGTCTGCCCAAAGAGTCTACCAATCTGACGGACGCGCTCAAATACTTGCTCATGCGTAAGGAGTTCCTGCGTATATGGCAGGCTCGTGTAACTTCGTATGCTCCATAATTTACCAAAGACTGGTTAGATGCACTACTGCACTGCGGTGGTGCATTTTTTTTGCCATTGTGCCGGATGGTGGGATCCGTCACATTTCCCGATACGAAATTTAGTTGCAATCGCAACCGACAGGAGGCGCGCGTCGGGCATAAATACGACAAAAACCAGCGGTTTTTGAATCCTGCAACAGTTTGAAACCAATGTTTCAAGCCGTTACCTTTGCTGAGCCAGTTTTTTGTACAAAAACTCGCCCCGAATAAATGATACATCGCCCCTTTTTTTATTGCCGGCGCCCGAAAAGTCCCCATCCCATCGGCAATCGCAGGCTATCTGCTGATGGAATGGGGACTTTCCGGGTTAAAGCGGTAGAAAGACACTCGTTAGTCTTTCTGTATCTGAATACACTGCTCTTCTGATCTGCTCTTCGCCTCCTTACCTGTTCCCGCGACACTGCGGTTTTCGCTTTTCACTCCACAAAGGTATATCTTCATTTTCACCCGTCTAATTTCCTGTAAAAAATCTCCACCCTCACAGGTTCAGGTCGTATTTCAAGGCACAGCTTTACTTCGGAATTTAGTCTTGAGTGAAACTGAACACCTTTTAATGTGGTGTAAAAAGGCGAAACAAACCGTAGCGACAGCGAACGGAATAAAAAAAAGCTCAGAGCAGGAAGAGCAGAAAAAAAGGCTCATCACCCGAGCTCGGCACCAGAATAAAATTCTAAAACATTCCGATATGAAAGTCAGTAAAGAATATCAGCAGCAGTGGAGTAAGTTAATGTTTAACTTCTTTAATTACTTGCCTACCAAGTATAAACAGGCAAGCCAGCAGGATTGGGCAGTACGTAAACTTGTCTGGGACTTTAAGAACGGGAAACGAAGCATGACTGTCGCAAAACTGGTAGCCGAAAAGATGGTACAGCTATTCGGCAACGAAGCAAAAAACCTTGTATTTGCTTGTATCCCTGCAAGCAGTGAGCAGCGCAATATGGTGCGCTATAAAATTTTTTCAGAAGAAGTTTGTCGGCTGGTCGGTGCAGTGAATGCTTTTGACCATATCCGCGTACATGGCGCACGTTTGGCTATCCATGAAACGAAGTGCAGTAAAAATCTTGAAACCGTACAGACGATTGATTTCGATAAAGACTTTTTCAAGGGAAAGAAAATCCTTGTTTTTGACGATGTGCTGACATTGGGGTACTCATACGCTAAGTTTTCTTGTATGCTGGAATCCTTTGGCGCTTCGGTTATTGGTGGATTTTTCCTAGGTAAAACAATGATGTTAAACTAACTATAAATTCGATTATGAAAGATTTATTTGAAATTTGTGGCGAGTGCCGCCACTTGAGTGACGCAGAAATAGTGTATCAAATCACCAACAGCGAAAAGACGGCAAAATCTGTTAAGCAGATGTTAATGCAATCCGATAGAGTAACAATCGAGGATATTTGCCAGCAGCTGACACCTGCACGCAAGGAAATGGCGTTAGCTGTTATCGAATTGTATCGCCGTTTGCAGGATCGTGAGAAAAATTTTTCTGTCATCCAAAACAGCAATGATATTTTCAAGGTAATGCGCAGATACCTTTCGGGGCTTGACCATGAGGAATGCTGGGCTATATATCTGAATCAAGCTAGTAAAATCATAAAAAAACAGCGGATTTCTTCGGGCGGACTAGCCAGCACGTCAGTAGATATAAGACTGGTAATCCGCGAAGCCATTCTGACAAATGCGACATCCGTTATACTGATCCATAATCACCCAAGCGGAAACACAAGACCGAGTATAGATGATGACCGGTTGACACAATCTCTGTCCCAGGCTGCAAAGGCACTGAATATCCGAATGCTTGATCATGTTATATTTTCAGACGTAAGTCATTATAGTTATGCGGATGAAGGACGCTTGTAGGGGCTGCAAATGGCTGTAGCAGCGTTTGGGAGGTGGGCAGCACAACAGCCGCCCGCCGCCCGATTTGCCTTCGCTCTCTGTTTGTCGGCAAATCGGGCGGCGGAATACAGCGGATTTTTAAGTTACGCCTGTAATCGGCGATTTTTAAAAGAAATTAAGGCATATAACTTTCGTCACGAAAGTTTTTCTTACCTTTGTCCTGTTAAATCATAATACCTTATGAATGCAATATTGAATTTTCTTTTTAAGCATAAAATTTTTAGTTCCTTTTTATGTTTGACAGTGATAGGGATTGTTATATACTTTGCACGCTTCTATGATAGTAATAAACAAGATACTATTTCTAGTCTTATCGGTACAATTATTACGATCTTAGGATTTATGTTAACTGTCTCTCAATTAAAGACAGTGGAAGAAATAGCTTCAAGCACACAAATTGAAGTTAACAAAGCTATAAGCATGGTCAGGGCTCGTATTAAAGAGATCTTTTCTGTTTCAGAATGTGCGGCTGCACAACAGACAGTTAATGATATTGAAAAATATATCAGCGATAATAAATTTGAATTGGCCGTGCTTAAACTCAAGGAAATACATAAAGTTTTAATTGGAATTTATCGAGATGATGACTTAAAAAATATTTCATCAATAAATATAGATTTTTTGGTCAAAGACATTGGTCTTGACATTACGAATTTATATAGAAATATATCAACTCCTAACCAGGTAGACATAAATGAAATTTTTCCGCATCTTAGAGATGCTTCTGTTGTTTTTATAGAAATTGAAAACTTTTTAAAAAATCATGCATTATGATATCAAGTACGTATATAAATCTTATTGATTCTCTAACTGAGAAAACAAATTCAGGTAATAGTTTATGGAATAAAACAGCTATAAAAAATCAATATAAGCTGATTTTAAATAATGGTATGATAGTTTTAACGTATAACAATAATATAGGAGGTATGTATATGGAATTAGAGATCTATAACAATGTAGGTCAGAAAATAGATTCTGTGCGCGCATCCATGGACAATAATCCTGCTGATTATACGTACCTTTATAATTTGTATAAAAAGATATATGAGATAAAAGAAATCAAGACCAATGAACAAATTAATAAATTCATATCCGAGATTAGATCTTCAGATAAGATAGGTAAAGAAGAATAACAAGCTGAATAATTATTTTTATATTACCATCTAGGTTATTGTAATTTATCCCATTTTTAATACTTAATCTCTATGAGAGCGTTTCTTTTTATCCCATTCTTGTTTTTCTGTCTTAACGTCTCAGGGCAAAAAATTGAATCTGTAGAGAATGATGAATTTGAAAATGTCAAACGAATTATCTCAAGTACTGAAAAATTAAGTAAGGAGACTTTTAAAGATACATCCGGTCAAACAATGTTTTATATTCATGCAGAAGGACCGCGTATATATTTACACCTGCTTTGGCAGGCACGTGGCCCATATATTGTACCTCAGGGTGAAGTCTCATATTTTCTTCTTGACGATAAGACGAAAATCACCATGAAGAGTGCTAAAGATGTTTTGGCTGAACCAGGAGTTGCTTCGACAAAAGCTGTTAGAGTCGCACAGGTTTTAGGCTTAGATATCCCTTATTATTCTAAAGACATCATGAAATTTATCGGTAAAAAGGTTACAAAAATAAGAATACGCACTTCAGACGGTTATAAGGATTTTGAAGTTCTTGAGAAAAATCAAGATAAAATTGGCAAAGCAATAGAACTTGTCTGCAAAGAAATTGTATCAGATAATGTAAAATAATAGCATTATTATTTGTTAGATTATAAAAACTACCTATATTTGCAATGCGTTACATTTGATACAGGCGAGGATGGCTCGCCAATAAACATTGCTGCGGGCATTTTTTATGTCCATAGCTTTGGCTATATAAACTTATGGTTCCGACCCCCGTGTGGAGCGTTAATGCGCCCACTGCCTGTATCAGGTGTAACGCGACGGGAAAGCGGAACCTTTCTTGTTTCCTTTCCCGTATTTTAACCAACATATTTGTTTCATTTTAATCGCGTTACAAAAATGAAAAATCAACTCGCATTGCCTGTTCACCAGGCAAAACAAAGCCGTATCTCATCATGGCTGAATCTTGAGAATGTTTTGTTCTCCTCCATCATGGAAGAGAGAGTTTCTAACCGTCAGGCTGTGCTGATATCTCAGGCACTGACTTCCTTCAGCATTTTCACATGCTCCATTTTTACCCATTGGCTGGCAGCACTGATAAGTCTGTGCTGGTTCGCTGGATCTGTCCTTCTTTGCCGGAAAGGAGGTTTACGATGAAATCTTATATGGTTCCGGATGCCGCCGTGGGTGTCCTTCATAACTGGATTGAAGAGGATGGTGCTGCTTGTGCGGCACAAGAACTTGACCGGGTTATCGATTTCCTTATTAAATTGCACAACGAAGATGCTGAAGAACTGCTGAAACATATTCGTGCTGTTTATTTCTTCAGAAATGAAATCACCGCATTCATTCCGGAGAAAGGAGGTGAAAAATGAAACTGGTCTACAATATCAGCGCCGATGCAAATCTGAATTATATGCTTGCACTTGTTTACGAGATCCGGTCAGAAACGGGCCTGGTTCCTGAACAGATCATTACCGCAGACAACCGGTCAGTATGTTTCGATCTTCAGGACTGGAAGAGACTTAACAGAGGGGATATATCTGAAGAGGATTATATCAGCAGACACCTTGTTTCTCAATAAATTCTTGTATCTTTGTATCGGCTTATCATATTGAATATTTTGCATAGAATTTTTTTTAGCCTCGCTTCGGCGGGGCTTTTTTTATGTCCTTTTATCTGCTGTGTTCTGAAGCTAATTTTGTACCAAAACAGACAACAACTATGGATCAGGCTTCAGATGATATAAAACTCCTGTTCATCCAGGAAGAACTCTCATTGTTCGGTGAAGAATTATGTGATGCACTGTCAGATGCAATTCTAAAACAAAAGCTGATAGACTCCGGTTCACTTCTTGACTCTCTCAACTATTCTTCATTCATGGAAGGGAACAATCCTGGGCAGCGTGTATCCTTCTTCAGTTATGGCCGCTGCGTAGATATGTCCGGTTACAAAAAAAACAAGATACAGGTTGATACCAATCGCGAGGTCTGGGGTATACGTCAGAATACGAATAAAAAAAATCGCTGGTATGCCCGCAACATGTATGGTGGACTGAATCGTCTGATAGGCCGAGTCATGTATGGTTTGTCTGATCACGAGATAGCCCGTCTGAAAGGAATATTGGAAAATCGTATAAAAAATGAATAAGAAAATAGGTAATATCAATTTTGTAGAGACAGCGGTCGGCACATATGCCATCCGTATGGACTCTTTCCGTGACTCCCTGACACATCTGTTCGGATCAGCTGTATCTGACTGGGATTGCAGCCCGGCTACCGTAGCAGGTATTCGTATTGTTCCGTGGGGTGCTGATAACAGCCTCCCCTCTTACATCCGCAATCTTCTCGAGAAAAACAATCTTGCTCCTGGTATACTTGCCCGCAAGACAGGCTTGTTGTACGGACAGGGGCCAATGCTGTATCGTGTAGGCATTGAGAACAACGAACGCGTTCAGATGTGGACAACTGATCCGGAAGTCCAGACATGGCTGGACAGCTGGGACTATCGCAGGTTTATCCGTGAGGCGTTCACCGAATACAATCATCTGAATGGTGTGTTTGTCAAGTATACTTCAGCACGGTCTGTTCGCGTAGGCCGTCCATGGATCCACAGCCTTGAATGCCTTCCCTCTAAGGATTGCCGGTTATGCTGGCCGGATAATGACGACCGGTATCTGAATGCCGTTACCCACATTCTGAATGGAGACTTTGACTTTTACGGCAGTCAGAAATATATCAGGTATCCTGTTTTTGACCGCTATCATCCGGCTAAGCACGAGATTGCGGTAAAATATCACTGCTTGCGCAGCTTTGGCCGGAATATGTATGCGGTATCCTCATTTTTCGGATCCATACCTTGGATGCATGATGCTAACTCGTTACCGGAGATCATTGAGTATCTGAACAGGAATATGATCGCTGCAGCATATGTAGTTCATGTTCCGGAGGTATATTGGAACGAAAAAGCCGATAAATACAAGTCCAAACATCTGGATGCAACAGATGATCAGGTTTATCTGTATATGGAAACCTTAAAGGATCAGCTTGCACGTGAACTGGCAGATGTTATGGCAGGCAAGAACAATGTCGGTAAGTTTTTCATGGCAACCGACTATGTAGATCCGGTAGACGGCAAGACACACCAGTTCCTGATTGAACCCATCGAGATGAATCTGGATAAGTACATCGAAGCGCTCACCAAGATATCCCGCATTGCTGACTCCAGCACGACCAGCGGACTGGGGCTGAATCCTTCTCTGGCCAATATCATTATTGACGGTAAGGGCGACTCCGGTTCTCAGATGCTGTATGCACTGAAGCTCTTTTACGGAGCCGACACACAGATTCCGGAAGATGTTTGTCTCGAGGCGATCAATGATGCAATACACATCAATTTCCCGGACAAACAGGACTTGTTCCTGGGTATATACCGAAAAGTGATCAACAAAGAAGATAATGTAACGGCTTCCGACAGAGCCACAAATCAGGTGTGATATGAAACATAAAGAGATAGACTTCCCGGACTGCTGGGAAGAATTACAACCGGCAGAATTCGCTTACTTGCTTAAGCTGCGCATGTTGATGATACTGACACCTAGATCGGTTAGCCTGACTGATGCTAAAAGATTATGGTGCAGTTACGTCCTTAACCACCGCGGATTAAAATCTAACAGAAAGGATTATTACCTGTTGGTGAATCGTCTGGCCAGAACACTGGACTGGCAATGGCGGGTTGAAGAAGATACCGGCACGGTTGCCCTGAACTTTGATTCAACGGTTAACCTGATCCCTTCCTGGTCTGGATTCTGGGGCCCGGCTTCTCACGGAGCTGATCTGACATTTGGCGAATTCCGCTTTGGTGTCATCATGATGAATGAATATACCCGTACCCAGGATATTGCGTATCTGAACTCTTTGTGCGCGATCCTTTATCGTCGCAAGAAAAAAGGGACTCGTATTCCGTTCGTCTCTGCTGATTTGGGCAGGAATGCCCGTGAGATTTCCGGTATGCCGGATTATTTGAAATGGGGGATCTATTGCTGGTTCGCCGCATTCTGCTCCTTCCTGTTTCATGGTACATTCATTCTGGACGGATGCGAAGTATGTTTTGAACCGATCTTTTCATCCAGCGGCAAGGATCATACACCGGAACAGTCTTTAGGGATGAACTCTATATTGTTCTCAATGGCGGAGTCTGGTGTATTTGGCGGTATTGATGATGTTGACAATACACAGCTGTTACGGGTTCTTTTAAAACTTTTAGATGACAAACAGAAGGCGGACAGCCTTCTTCAAGCTGCAAAAAAACATGATATTCAATAAAGATAATAAGGGCGCTAAAGAACTGCGCCACATGACTGGCAACTATTATGCCGGCAATGACTTTTCTGTCATGGAGATGGACATCCTCGATGCGACTGATGAACTCGTTCAGGTAATCGGAAAAGCAGTATATGATAAGGCAGAACAGGCTTATCTGGAAAATAACAATGACAGGCTGGTTCAGCTGGTACAACGCCCTGTTGCATTGTTGGCCACACTTCATTTTTTCCAACGTAACGATGTCAGCCATGAGGACAGTGGACGGAAAATTAAACTTTCCTCAGACGGTACCGATAAAATACCCTGGGAGTGGCAGCTGGATCGCGATGACGATATACACCTTCAGGCATATTACGCTTCAGTAGAACGCCTGATTAGATGGCTGAATGAAACAAAAGATTCCGACTGGCTAAATTCTGATGCTTTCCGGATAGCCAGTGGCCTGCTGATCCGGTCTGGCCGTGAGTTTGACTCCTATTTCCCGATTGCACAATCCGAGAGAATGTATATCCTGCTGCTCCCTTTCCTTCGGGAAGCCCAGATTGCAACGGTCGCACCCTCTTATGGTGATGGATTCAAGGATCTGATGGATCACGAACCTTCTGATACCCGTTATGCAGCTTCCAAAGCCCTGGCATTACTGGGCATGTCGATGGCTTTGCGCAGATTACCCTTACAGCTTATCCCCAATTCTGTTATACAGGGTTTCAATTCCCAGAATGGGATGTCAGCCTCTCAGCCGGCATCCTTGAATGACGCACATAGGATGGCTGCTGTACTGGAAGCTGATGCAGCAGAATGGCTGGAGCGGATGAAACAGTTACGTGACGGAAATAATGGCGAAGACATTCCCCTGCTTCCACATAATTCAAGAAACAATAAATTTTTGCGCCTATGAATGTTATCCAGAGACCCGGGGCTGTCTGTCTGGCGGCAGACATGCCCGACTACATCATTGATACAGACTCTACGATCACGTTTGAAGTCCAGTTTAACAACCAGAAGATTTTGTCTGAAGAATATGTTCCTGATGCCGCGTACCAGGTTCGGGTGCGTAAGTTAGGAAAATTTTGCGCAAAGGCTCTGTTCGGATCATGGCCTTCCGGTAACACTACCTATCAGCAGCGTCTGTCCGGCACCTTCACTTTCCTGATCAACGGATCAAAAGATGCAGAAACCTATGTGCTGTTTTCTCGTTTTACAACCAAAAAGAATGCATCCTCTCCGGGGGGGCTGTCAACGGTTGATGAGAAGATAACCCGTCCTGATATTCCTGAATACGCTTCTTTCTACTTGAAGGAGGGGCAGTCAGTCATGGCTGAATATACTCGCTCCGACGGGCAGACAAATTATAAGACGCTGTATCAGCACGTAGGCGCAGCATCCGTTTGTACGCTGGATACTTCATACTCCCGGATCCGGGATCTTTTTGACGGTATGGAATTCGCCATGTACTCCATTGCTGGCATGACATACCACATTGACCGGACTGCCTATGCCGAAAAATTCATCTTCCGGTTTCTGAATATGTTTGATGCACCGGAGACTATCTGTGCAGTAGGATCGATGGTGCAGAAAGGTACAGATTCAAGCGAAACTGAATTCATGTTCGGTGTTGAACGCAGGTTCGTGGTTAATCCGGAAGATGAATACACGGTTAATTCCGGTGCTATATTTCGGCAGGCAGATTACAGGTTATGGCGTGATTTCCTGGGAGCACAGCAGGCACAGATACTTATTGATGGCACCTGGTATGATATCGTTATTGCCAGCCATAATTACGAGCGCGATTTTCATAAGAATGTATTGAAAGCAGTTGAATTCTCCTTTCGTTTTGCGGATCCAGATAACAATAGAATATTATGATAGGTATTAAGACATTCCGGGAATATATCAGTGAAATGGTACATTATACCAACCAGAAATTGGAACTGAAGATTGATCATGTTGTGTTGGCTGTCAACGAGTCGCATATGACTAAAAAATTGCAGGCAAAATCAGGCGTTTGCCTCTGTGTAAGTTTTCCGGACGCTCAGGCAACTGGCCAGCAGGACAATCCTAGCGACCAGCAACAGACTTTCCTGTTCATCTGTCAGAGGATATCTCCAGGACAGATGTCAGAGGAAGAAGAAATTCTTCGATACAATGACCTGCAAGGCATCATGCTTTCTTTACGTGATGTCATACGCGAATATGGTAGTGAGTGTGTCGATATTATCCCCGAAGAATCTTACAAGATTGAATGGGAATACCAGATCTTTGGCGGTATGAACGGACTTTCGATGGGATTAAAATTTAAGAGCTATGACTAAATTATATATTGACGGAGTCGCAGTTTCTCTGCCGGCCGGATTCACAATCACGGTTAAACAGGAAAATGCGTTTTTCACCAAAAATGGCGAATACACATACGATATCGAACTCTCCTTGCAGAATCCTGTCAATGCCAGATTATACGGGTTCCTGAACCGGCTGAATATCACAGAGCGTCCTGCTACAAAAAGAAAGGCTGTTCTGGTAGCAGACAACCGGGTTTATCTGAACGGTTCGGAGATTATAACAGGTTGGACTGACGAGACTGTCAGCATCCAGCTTGTTTCCGGTAATTCCGAACTAAACTATTTTGTCGGATCTGATAAATTGATTTCTGAACTGGATATGCCGGTAACGAATCCGGTTGCGAATGGTACGGTATCAACCGATTACGTGACTAAGGTATATCCGGATGTAGATTACAATCTGATGATGACATACGACAAGGGTAAAAATGTAGATCGGAATATATGGATTTTCAACCGGGAGATCGGAGAAGGCGGAGTTTTTGGCGGTACCATCACTCCCAAACCGGATATCCAGCCGTATGATTACATACCACAGCCATACCTGTGTGCGTTTATGCGCGAGGTTCTTAAGGCATTGGGGTATTCTCTGGAATATAATGCCATCGAAGATACCCCGTGGAGTGTAGCCTACATTGTACATGTCTGTCAGACTTATAATTGGAACGAAATGCTCCCGGGGTGGACTGCAAAAGACTTCCTTCAGAATGTAGAGACAATGTTTAATGGGACATTCCTGATCGATTTCCGTAGCCGGAAAGTATCATTCCTGCTTAACGTATCTTATCTGACACAGGTCCGCAATGTTCACCTCCAGAATGTAGTGGACAGTTATACGGTCGAGAGTGAAGAAGAGGAAGCCGATGCAGTAAATTCAACAGTGAAATATAAATTACCGGAGAGTGATTATTATAAATTGCGTTCTCTTCCCGACATCGTCAGAGAAACCGCCGGTCAGAAGACAATTAACGAGGATCTGTTCTCTTTCTTCGGTAAAGCCGAAAATCAGGTTACCAATGTGATTTTTGACTATAAGGCTGTAGACAGAAAGATTATCTATTTGTCCGGTTCCGGAATCATGGCCTCCTTAGAAATGGTTGATGAGTTCGCTCCTTTGGTTCGGGAGTCTGCAACATCCGAGCTGGAGATTGAAATGATTCCTGCAGAATTGGTGGAACGCAAATACTATGCTCCGGATATAGATCCTGATGATCTCTATTATGCGCAATATTACATACCCTGTGTATCTGCAGCAGATGATCTCTCAGAAGACACCCCACTGGATACGGTCCATGATATGGTTTCTAACCTGACCGAAGAGAATGAGAGCCGGTCTAATATATTCCTGGCATTTTACAAGGGACTTAATCCGGTTCAGATTGGTATGCTTGGAGCGAATACTTATCCCATGGCCTTTACAGACAAGTTCTTTCCTACCTCCAGTTGGCCGGTCACTCTGCCTGCCGGAGGACCGACCTTCAACCTGAAGGATATGGAAAGCTATTTTTTCAGCAACGCTTACCGGATCGATCGGATTAATCCGGTCAAAATAACCTGTTACGACTGCAACGTATATCCGGCTAGTTCCGTGTTCGAAATCTTTAACCGACGGTTCCTTGCAAAAGAAATCGAATATACGATCGGTCCGAATGGCAGGGATGGCGCATGGTCAGGGATCTTCTACCCTGCCAGTATCCCGGATACGGAAGTCGAACAGCGGTGGATCCTCTCGGATGGCAAATGGAGAGACGGCGGCGTATGGCTGGATGAAGGCAGATGGTTGGATCAATGATTATTAACACAAACACACATACACGATGAGTTTAAAAATTGATAGAGTCCAGCTGGAGATCGTTATCCAGCAGGATCAGGCCCGGCAAAAAATGATTGAGCTTGAAGACAAGATTCGTTCTGCTAATCGAGAGCTCAAAAATATCAAGAAACAATCTGGGGAGAACTCGGATGCGTACAAGAAACAGGCTGAAGTAATCAAGCAGCTGAAACAGGAATACGATAACCTTTATGAAGAGATTGGACTTACCAACCTCTCCCTGCGGGATCTCGGCAAACGCCAGAAGGATCTGAATGCAATTCTTCGGCAACTCAACCCGAACACCGATGCATACAAGCAGTATTCCGAACAGCTCAAAGAAGTAAACAACCGGATCAAAGAACTGCGGGGTACGGCCAATGAAACCCGGTTTAGTCTGTCAAAATTGACTGATGGCTTTAATAAGTATGGTGCCATAGCGGCCAGTGCAATTGCTGGTCTGACCGGCATCACGCTGACCATGCGCAGCTGTGTCAATGAATACGCAGAAATGGAGGAAGCCCAGTCGCAAGTCATTAAGTACACAGGACTGACCAAACAGGAAGTGAAAGAACTGAACGAAGAATTCAAGCAGATGGATACTCGTACAGCCCGCACTCGCCTGAATGAATTGGCTGGTGACGCAGGTAAACTGGGGATCTCAACCAAAGACGGTGTTAAGGAATTCGTCGAAGCAGCCAACATGATAAATGTCGCCTTAGGTGAGGATCTGGGTAAAGATGCCATTACTCAGATCGGCAAACTGGCTGAAATGTTTGGTTCTGGTGACAGGTCACTCAAAGAGAATATGCTGGCCGTTGGCTCAGCAGTCAATTCCGTAGCTCAGAACTCTTCTGCTGCAGAACCATATCTGGTTGAATTCACCGCACGTATGGGTGGTGTCGGCAAACAGGCTGATATGGCAATAACAGATATCATGGGCTTTGCATCTGCCCTCGATCAGAATATGCTGCGTTCTGAAATGGCGTCTACTGCCCTGTCAGGATTGATACTGAAGCTGTATCAGGAACCGGCCAAATATGCCAAGTTAGCCGGTCTGCAGGTAGACGAATTCACACAATTGATGAGTAAGGATGCCAACGAAGCAGTGCTTACTTTCCTTGAAGCATTGAACCGGCTGGGAGGTATGGATAAAATGGCCCCGGTGCTGGACAAAATGAGTCTTTCCGGAGCCGAAGCTGCCAGCGTGATTTCTGCCCTCGCCGGTAATGTTGACAAGGTTCGCAAAGAACAGCAGGGCGCAAACCAGGCTTTCATCGAAGGTACATCTGTCGTAAACGAATATAATGTCCAGAACTCCACTGTACAGGCAGAACTCGACAAAGCGAAACAACATTTCGCTGATATTCGCGTAGAATTGGGTGAGCAGTTGCTCCCGGTGATGAAATATATGGTATCGACAGGTTCTCTGACCGTGAAGGGACTGAGTGCCGTTGTCTCTGTACTGATGGAAAACAAACGGGTGATTGTTACGGTTACAGCCGCCATCAGCGCATATGTTCTCGTCATCAAAGGTGCCACGCTGGCGACTAAAATTTATGAAACAGCCACCAAAGCTGCTACATGGGCGACAAACCTTTTCTCCAAGGCCACTAAAGCAAGCCCGTGGGGACTGATCATCTCTGGAGCTACCGCAGCTGTAACTTATCTGGCATTGTTCCGCGAAGAAACAGATAAAAATACTGATTCTCAAAACAAATTGAATGAAGCACTGAACAAAAATGCAGAGGATCTGGCTTCCCTTCAGTCTGTCCAGGATCGTGCAAAAAATATGGATACACTGAATCGGCGCCAGCTTGACCAGCTTCGGGCAGACGCTCAGGCAGAAGTTCAGGCCATTGAAGACAAATTATCGGCTGAAACAATCGCATATCGCAAATATTATAATGAGCAGAAAAAAATTATCGAATCAAGGAATGATATCGATGCAGCCCAAAAAGCAGCCTTATTACGGGCATTAGACAACGACACGGACGAAAAGGCTGCTGAAATGGCCAAACTGTTAAATCAAAAAAATGAACTGATTTCCATTATTGATAAGATTCCTGACAACCCCAAAACAGACATTTTTACAACCCCTGTCATTGGAGATACCGATGACAAAGTCAATAAGGCAAAGTCTAATTACGAATTACAGCTCAAGGATCTTCAGTCACAACATGCATTAGGGCTCCTGGAAGAAGAGAAGTATCAGGAGCAGTTATATGATCTCGAAGTTAAATTCCTTTCCAAAAAACGGGAGCTGTATGCCGAAGCGAAACTGGATACGTCTCTGATTGATCAGCAGCTGCTGTCTGCAATGACTATTGAAACCAATCGTAGATATGCCAACAAATTGGCTGATCAGAAACCTGGACAAACACCGGAAAGACAACTTGATATTATAGAAGAGGAAACTCCGCAGGAAGATAATTATATCCTTGAAAAATACAAGAACAGTCTGGACGGCCAGCTTGCGCTGCTCGAAGCCTTCCACGATGCGGGTATTATATCCGAATTGGAATATCAGGACAGGCTCACAGAGATTAATCGGCAAAAGGAAGAAGAGCGTGCGCAGATCCGAAAGTCTGCATTGGATACATTCAATCAATTGGCAGGCTCCGTATCTCAGCTGATGTCAGCCATGCAGGATCGGGAGATCTCTAAAATAGAGAATCGTTACGATGCCCAGATAAAGGCAGCACAGAAAGCCGGTAAAGACACAACAGAACTGGAGGAACAGAAAGAGGAAGCTGTAATGGCCGTGAAACGTAAGTATGCTGATAAACAGTTTGCCTTACAGGTCTTACAGGTTACAGCCAGTACGGCAGTATCGGCTATGGAAGCCTATAAAGCAATGGCCGGTATCCCTATTGTCGGACCGGCTTTAGGTGCTGCTGCAGCTGCTGCAGCTGTTGTTGCCGGTATGGCGCAGATCGCGGTTGCCAAACAGCAGGCTGACGAAGCAAAAGGTCTGTACACTGGCGGTTACTCCGATGAATATGTACAGGGATATACGGCTAAAGGAAATTCCCGTGATGTGGCCGGTGTCATTCCGGTTCATAAAAATGAATTCGTCACGAACCATGAGGGCGTATCCAATCCGCACGTGAAACAGTTCCTGGACGTATTCGATATCGCACAGAAAAATGGTACTATCGGCATGATTAATACGACACAGATACTGCAGCAGATCAGGTATAAAGGCGGTCGGTATACAGGCGGCTACACCGATGATGGCTCCAACCCTCTGCCAGGGGGCGGAACCGGTTCATCATCTTACGATATCACAACCCTGCTTCAGCTGATACTGGCTGCTCTTCGCAAGTCCAACGAACATCTTACCCGGATAGCAGCAAAGGACTTGTCAGTAAACGTTCGTTCTATACGCGATGGCATTAAAAGAGTAGAAATGCTTGAACGTAATGCCAGCCGGTGATGTCCTTTTTTTTAAGCAGATGTACATCTAATTTTGCAATACACAAATAAGACAAGGACATACATTATGCAGAACAAAAAAATGACGATACAGCTCGCTATGGCTGTTTTTTTAACAGTCAGCGGCATGGCTATGTTGATTATGGGATTATGGATGCCTCCGGCTGGTGAGATACATAGTTCTGTATTAATCGCATACGGCGAAGTTAGCACATTCGCCGGTAGCCTGTTCGGTATAGATTATGGATATAAATTAAAACTTAAAAAATTGACCAACGATGGACAAGGCAACTCTTAAAAAAATCATGCGATTCGCAACAGATGCGAATATCGACAAATTCCTTCCGCATCTGAATGATACAATGGCCACGTTCAATATTGACACTCCGATGCGACAGGCTCACTTCCTGGCGCAAATCGCCCACGAAAGCGGTTCTCTTCGATATGTTAAGGAAATTGCTTCAGGCGAAGCATATGAGGGACGTAAAGATCTGGGGAATGTTATTCCGGGTGATGGTGTCCGATTTAAAGGCCGCGGGCTGATTCAGCTGACAGGCCGGACGAATTACAAACTGTTTGATGACTTTACCAGACATGAATTTGACCTGCTCAATCATCCCGACCGGGTAGAACGGCCCGACCTTGCTGCACTGGTCGCAGGTTGGTTCTGGAACAGAAATAAATTAAACGAACTGGCTGATCAGGATATGTTCCTGAAGATTACGCGTAAAATTAACGGCGGTTATAACGGGATTGAAGATCGCCAGCAACATCTTGATCGCGCGAAAGCCGTATTAATATAGTGAATTATGAAAAAAAAGGATAGTAGTGATATACTTCTTATTATTTGCATAGGTTTTGTTGTGGCTATTGTTTTAGGGTTAATACTCCAGTCGTGCCGGACGGCACGGCTGGATAACTCTTCGAGTAACAGTACGCACAGCACATATTCTGACAAGCTGGTTGCAACTGACGGACGTATGTCTTTATCTCAACTCTCTCAGCGTTGGGGCGAAGATCTGCATATTTTAGTGCGTGATTATGCAATCCATGACTCTTGTGGCAAACCGGTACCTGCACTGGAACGTGAAACAGAACTATCCCGGAAAAAACAATATCAGCAGGACAACGTAGCTTCTCAACAGGAACAAAAATCATCCATGTCTGATATCTCCAGTGATTATAACAATATTGAATCAGAGGATCGTTCCGTTGAACGGCAACCTGTTTTTAGTCCGTCATGGTGTTGGCTTTTGATTCCAGTTATATTTGTTCTATATATTCTCTACAAATCCCGTAAGAAGCTTTCTGAGTAATTTTCCTGAACTGCCAGCCTGTGAAGGTCGGCAGTTTTTTTATGTCCTTTTTTTGTGCGGTTTGTCCTGATATATTTGCTTCATGAAAGTTTATGACGCAATCAAAGAAATGCACGAACTGACCAGAGCTGGAAAATCCTTCTCCTTCAGTTTTATGTCTTATTCATACGATAAGGATAAGTCACATGGGCCTGTCACGGTTCTGCATGCACAGCTGTTGCCAGCTAACCGGAAAGAGCGCAATCGCTTCTCTGATTATATGCTCAGATTTCGGGACATGGATACATACGAAGAGAAAATATGCTGGCAACCTCTTCTTTTGGAATTCAATGGACAACAATTGGAACTGACATGACAGACACGACACAAACACAAAATAATCAGCCGACGTTCGATACCGATTTTGAGAACATTGTTCCCTGGAATGGAGCGAATGACTTCGGGCGTGATGTACGCCTGAAATGGGAACGTAATTTCGAGAAGATTAAGGTTAATTTTCTTGAGATCATTGATTTCGTATTAAGTTATGATAACAGATACCTTCATAAAGATAAAGAGGATGAGACTGAATTCCTAATAAAATTTCTTGGGGGTATTAATGTTGCAAAAGAACTAATACTTGGAGAATTTATCACCAATATGCAAGGTGGTTATATCGACGAGAAGGGCCGTGCCGAACTGGAGTCTCTAATTTTGCGCAGTGAATTAATTGTACCAGCTATACGATATAATTATATAACATACTTTGTTGGTTACAATTTGATTTCTCCAGGTGGTGGATGTAAAATAAAAGAATTCACAGATAATGGTGATGGCAGTTGGACTATCACACCTGATTTAGAGGATGGTATGCCGTTAGGACAATATGTTGATGATATTCTTCTTGCTTACTGGCATGATAAAACGGCAACTGGTGATTTTGCAGGTTTTCGTAAAATGCAATTTCGAGTAACTTCTTGTGATTATGAATCTAAAACTTTTGTAATGTTGCCTCGACCTGGTACGAAATCAATTCCTGTGCGTGAATTAAAACTTGGTCAAACAGGAAACTTTACCAACGAGAATCGTCAAACTTACATTGTGTTAGACACAAGAGATGGTAATAACTGTATCACTTTTTACGATCATGCCAATACTTGGGATCCGGAACCTTCTCAAATGCCCTCTTGGTTCGGAAAGAAAAAAGGTATGAAAGTGCAAGGGCTTGATTGCGACAACTATTCGGCTGTCTTGCAAAACATCCTGATGACCGGTCTTATATTCCAGATGGATACCATTACCGGCCAGCCGATTCGGGTTCCTCTTGACAAGGGGGCATGGGAGGCTGGGCCACATGCTTATTTTGATAGAGTATCCCATAATGGTTCATTATGGCTATGCATCAATCCGGAAGGTACAGAGTCAGAACCTGCTGATAATAATCCGGATTGGCTGAAGCAGGTTGCAGAAGGTCAGCGTGGCTTACAGGGACTTCAGGGACCGAAAGGAGAACAAGGTATACAAGGCCCTGCAGGAGCAGATGGTCGCAGTTCCTATTTTCACATAAAGTACTCGCACTTACAGAATCCTGTCAAGCCGACTGATATATCCGATACACCTAATGACTATATCGGCACGTATGTTGATTTCTCAGAGGATGACAGTACCGATCCGGCTGCTTATACATGGGCACGCTTTAAAGGATTGCAAGGGGCCAAAGGTGATCAGGGCATACCGGGTACAAATGGCGCTAACGGTCAAACCTCTTATCTGCACATTAAATACTCTGATGATGGAGGTTCAACATTTACCGGCAACAATGGAGAATTGCCGGGTGCCTATATCGGACAGTATGTAGACTTCACACAGGCTGATAGCTCAGATCCCAAGAAATATACATGGAGCAAGATTCAGGGTGAACAGGGACCGCGTGGTCTTCAAGGGCTTCAGGGTGAAAAGGGCGAGCAGGGTATCCCGGGGCCAAAAGGTGAAACCGGGGCTACAGGAGCAGCTGGTAAAACCTCTTATTTCCATATTAAATATTCTAATGACGGGGGTAAGACCTTTACTGGTAATAATGGCGAGGATGTAGGAGACTGGATGGGTACATATGTCGATTTTACGCAATCCGACAGTGACAGTGTTTCTGCATATAAATGGATGAAAACAAAAGGTGCACAGGGTGCAAAAGGTGACCAGGGTATTCCGGGAACAAACGGGACGAATGGGCAGACATCTTATTTGCACATCGCTTATGCCAACTCTGCAGATGGTTCTTCGGGCTTCAGTACCAGCGATTCAACCAATAAACTCTATATCGGCCAATATACAGATTTTACACAGGCAGATAGTAACGATTACAAGAAGTATTCCTGGAGTAGAATCAAGGGTGACAAGGGAGACAAGGGTGATAAAGGAGACACGGGACCTCAGGGCGCCAAAGGTGATAAAGGTGATACGGGGCCTACCGGCTCCCAAGGCATTCCCGGTACATCATCATATTTCCATGTAAAGTATTCGGCAAACTCAAATGGTAATCCGATGAGTGATACTCCGAACACCTATATAGGTACGGCTGTAACACAAAGTTCCACAGCACCTACATCTTACACTTCCTACAAATGGGCAAGATTTCAGGGTGCACAAGGGCCTAAGGGTGATCAGGGTATTCAAGGACCTGCGGGAGCCAATGGTAAAACTTCTTATCTGCACATTAAATATTCCAATGATGGCGGCAAGAGTTTTACAGCCAACAACGGAGAAACTCCCGGTGCTTATATCGGACAGTATGTAGATTTTACACAGGCTGATAGCAGCAGTGTTTCTTCTTACACATGGACTAAGGTTAAGGGAGATAAAGGTGACAAAGGAGATACCGGATCTGCCGGTGTAGGCGTTAAATCAGTAGATGTTCTGTATTATATGTCCACATCAGCAACTTCATTGTCAGGTGGTAGCTGGCAGACAACTTCCCCGGAATGGGTTAACGGCAAATACATGTGGTCGAAGACAAAGGTCACATATACGGATGAAACGACAAAGGAAACAGCTCCCGTATGTATAACCGGAGCGAAGGGTAATACAGGAGCAACCGGCAATACAGGTGCGGCAGGCAAAGGAGTGAAATCGATTGTTGAAGAATATTATCTGTCTGCTTCTTCGTCCTCGACAACAGGAGGAAGCTGGTCAACAACAGTTCCGGCATGGCAAAATGGGAAATACATGTGGACACGTTCCGTTATCACTTATACGGATAACTCCAAAACCACAACAAACGCAGTATGTGTGAGCGGTTCCAAAGGTGACAAGGGAGATAAGGGGAATACCGGTGCAACAGGTCCGCAGGGGCCTCAAGGTCCCCAAGGTCCTCAAGGTACACCCGGACAGAATGGTACTCCCGGTGCCAGCTTTATCCCATGCGGAGCATGGATTTCAGGCAATGTCCCTTACAAGAAAAACTCAGCGGTAGAATTTGCTGAGAATGCTTTTGTAGCACTGCGTGATACCAGTGCACCACCGTATGCCATTGCTAAATACAATAATGGTAATTATGTCCGTACACCACAGGGATATCTTTTGGCTGGAACTCCATCAACAAACACACTGCATCCCGACTGGCAGCGACTCACTAATATTGAGCCACCGACATTATACTGGTTGGATAGTTCATGCAGTTCAATAGCTTATACATCGACTGGCAGTATGTCTCCGTCAGCTTTTACCGTCAGTTGTAAGAAAAACCGTAACGGAGTTGTTGGTAAGTGTGCTGAACTTTGGTTGGTTGCAAGAAAATATGACGGTTCCTGGCGCTCTCATGCCGGTCCGGTGCAGTCGGCTTCCATCTCTGTTCCGGCGGCTTCCGGCTGCACACAGTTTGCAGTCCGTGCTTATTGGTCATCCTCGGATGCTAATGCCTGGTCAGACAATTATGTGGCAGAAATAGGAATCGGAGTAGCGGAAGCTGGTGCTACCGGGGCTACGGGAGCTTTCCCACGTGATCGTGGCCCATGGCGTTCGGGAGAATCATACGAGTGGAGTGCAGACTATCGTGACAAGGTAATACATCCTTTTAACGGGGTTTATTATAACTTCCTTGTTCGTACTCAAGGCTCGACGGTTACGGATGCGCCGACATCAGCTAACGGCGATGATAACTGGGAAGCAATGAACAAGCTGGTGAATATTGCCACCGATACATTGTTTTCTGACGGAGCCAATGTCGCAGGGTTTATGTTTAGTGGAGGTGTGATGAAATCACAACAGTCAACAAATGGAGTTGCAAACATGATCCTGAATGGGAATACCGGGTATTTCCATTGTGTCAACGCCGAGATTACAGGTAAATTTATAGGTAATATATCCGCAGACTCCGGAACTATCGGAGGATTCTCAATCGGTGCAAAGAGTCTGAGTAATCTGGCTGCAGATGTGTCTCTCAGCATTGGTAACTATAACAACAGTTCAACCAAATTATTTTCAGTTAACCGGGGTACAAGTGCAATGCTTCAGGTACGACACGATAGTGGAATCTGTATCAGTGCTGAAACTTACGGTTCATCTGATTCTATTGCGATCAAGGCACTCTGTAATGCATCCGGATATGGGCAGGCTATTCAGGCCTATGGAAATGTCTCGCTTTTGGCTAGAAGTACGGAAAAAACCAGAATTAATGGTGTTGTTGTCAACACACGACGAATAACATCATCTGCAACCATCAATGCGAACGATGACTTTCTCATTTTTGGTAACTCTGGGAATATCACAGTCACCATGCCGAGTACATCTGCTTCACCTGCTGGGAAAATTCTCTACATGAAGAGAGTTTCAGGCAGTGGTGCTATAACCTTATCCGGTTCATTCCGCAATCCCAATAATTCCGGAGGTGCAAGCTCTCTGGTTATAAATGATGATGTATCCAGATTTTTTGTACGGGATGATCAGGGATATTGGGTTCAATATACCTGTGGTTAATCATAATTTTTAATATCAGCTATATGAAGAAAGTAAACTTTAAAAAAATGCGATTCTGGTCTGGTATCGACCATACTCAAAAGCTGGAACAGGATGTTCGGCTTGACTTGGCCAATCTGATATATCGGTATGGTGATATACGAGGGATGGATTTAGCCCTTCGTATTTACCATTCTGATGGAGATATAGAACTTTCAGATGATGAGTTCACATATTTACAGAGTTTTGTATCTGGACACTGTTCGCCACAGATGGTAGAAGCTATGCAGGAATTATAAAATATCATTTAATAACCATTTAAAAAAATTACAATTATGGCAGATCAATTCGAAAACCAGTTACCACAGAAAAGTGACGCAAAATGGGTACGTGCATTAGATGCTTCCGGCAACCCAATTTTAATCAGCAAAGAAGACCTCGCATCAGTTGTGGGAGGACTGATTGGAGCAAATTTTATAGAAAGGAATGATATAACAGATGCTA